CTTATATGTGTATCAATTTCATCGTGCGTATTTACACCAATGTTTGTTAGTGTTGTGTGGTCAGATGAGCCACCAGAAGAACCACCAGATATAGTAATCCCACCTCTTAAATCAACATAATCATCACCAGTATCAGTTGATACAATTTTAGATTTTGGTGTATTTCCATAAGTGTTTTTAGTTTGTAAAATAAGTGTTCCAACAAAGCTAAACTCAACAGATGGAAGTCCAACTACAATTACATTAGCAATTTCTACTTGAGCACCCTCTCTAGCCTCTTGTTTTGTAGCATATTCCTCTTGGCCAACTATTACAGCATAGGGTCTATCTGCATCGTTTTGGATTAAGATATGAGCTAAAAGAAACTTGCTATCTGTAGCTTCTTCTAGTGTCCAATACCCACCAACTAGTTTATTATATGAAGCTCTACCTGTTCCTGTATTAATAACAGGGAATGAATTTGTTTCATCACATCTCCAAACATCAACCTCATCAAGACCGCTCTGATAATAGATAGGAATATTAGCAGTAGAAGCTCTTGCTGTAAATATATGTTTTATATCCTCATCTCTTATTGCTGTGGATAGATTACTAAACTGTGCATCTTCATCGTCATTACCATCTTGGTCTACCAATATACTACTAAGCCCACCACCACTAACTAACTTTGCACCAAAATCGTGTAGGTAAGAATGGGTACCCGGACTCATAATGTGGCCGTGTCGCTCGTCACCTAGAAGTATTTGTCTTTCATTAGTAGCATCCCAATATAATGAAGAAACAAAAGCATAGTCATAAATAAGAGCTTCAGTAAAAACTGTTGTTTCCTGTAGGAATAATCCATTATAATATACATAATGCAATCCCTCTTCATTACTTATTATAAGGTTTTCAGAAGCTGTCTTTGTATAATAGAAATTACTAGCCCAATAACTAAAGTCATTAATCTTATTAATAGTAAAGGTTCTAGTAGAATCATTAAAGCTTATAGAACTATCTGTTCTGTTATCAAAACCATTTGCTCTTAAACCAATACTTCCAGCGTGTACTCCGTGTGGGTTATCAGTCCTTACATCGTGGTCGCCATCTGTAATTAAATTGAGTTGAGTTATGTTGTCGTGAGTATGGTGTCCAGCATCATCATGTAAAGTTAATGGAATATCTGTACCATCCCAATTTCTAAAATACAAAATGTTGTCACTACCATTTTCGTATATAGTAGAATCTGGAATTTTTGTTGTATTATTTACAGTACCAAGGTTAACATATTTTGCTCTAAGACTTAAAGAAGTTTTACCTTTAAGTGGGTGACCTATTTCAATCTCTTCAGTTATTTCATCTGGTTTAGTTTCGTCTATTTTGTTTTCGAGCCTATTTAGAAAACCGGCAATAGAATCTAATCTTTCGTTTATTTGATCTGAATAATCTTTTTCATTATCAATAAACTTAATATGAGATAACTGGTTCATTAGAAACTCCCTAAATAGTTTTCGTAATTTACTTCATATTCATCTAGATAATCTGTTGTAATATTACTCGAAAAAATCCGAACATCAAAAACCTCTGAGAGGCTCGGTATGGACAAGTTTGCTGGAATAGACCCATTTGCATAGGCTAGCTTCCAACCACCGCTTGTAGCATACTCTTCGTCAGTGTAAGAGACTCCTGCTATAACTGGTGCAGTACCAGTATACCAAAACATTAAACATCCATCGGCTTGTGCTGTATTTGCTAAAACCATATTAGATGATAGTGTGTACGCAGAAAAATCCCTACCATCTGGTCCAGTAGTTAAACTACCGTTTGAGACAATAAGAATACCTGTACTTAGATTAAGACTATAATTTCCTCTAGTGTGCCAACAGACAGGAGCGGAAAGATAAATAGATTGGTCTGTTGAAGCTCCAGCAGACGCTGTTTTAAGTTTGTCATTTACTTTAAATGTAGAATTATATCCCATAAGTTGAAACTTCGACTCATTGGTTGAAACTTTTACCTGTCTTGTTATTGTATCTGAAACTCTTTTTGATGAAAATTTAAACGATATTTCTTTTTCAGTATCTACATCTTTTAAGGTTTCAACAGGTTCATTTCCAGACTTTGTTATTAGCCCCATATTAACCTTAAAGCTTTCCTCTAAGTCTGACTCTATTAATATAGCTCTAAATCTAATTTCTGTCTCTACATGAGAAAAGGAATACCTTCTAAGTTCTCCAGTATATTCTGGGAAAATAATTATTGTAGGAATATCTGTAACTCCTTTATCTAGATAAGAAGCATTTAAGCCAGCACTTTCCCTAGTATTAATTATATATGGTCTATCATCATAAAAGTCATAAGCTATTTTAACAACCTCATTATTGTAATCTGTTTCAAAAATAGCGGCTCCAGATTCTGGCCATATCCAATCGTCACCAACATTTTCAGACCAACCAAAGCCCTGTGATTCAGAAGTTCCAAAATGGAATGATTTAGGATTATTGAGATATCCATCATCTAATAAGTTTTGGCCTATTTCAGCAACCACAACATAACTAAACTTTGTAATTTCACTCCAAGTACCATCTACCTTTGCTCTAAGAGTTGGACTATAGTTACCGGGTGCATATAAAAAGGATGGATTGGACTCATTAGAAACCTGTCCATTACCAGAGTCCCATTGATATTCTTCAAATTCAGCGGCCATTATATTCTCCTTACCAAGTTGCTATTGAGGTTCTTTCCCAAGTATCATCAGCAACGCAGACATATAGGAAACCACTTTGATATGCAATACTACCAGCGATACCAGTAGCTCCAGAAGAGGCAGGAATAGCCACTTCTGTTGCAATTGAACCATTTGTATTAAGTGCTGTTAAAGTACGCACTGTTGAGGTCGAGATGTTGCTACAATCGAATGTTAGCTCTTTTGTTTCGTCACCACTTGCTTGAAGTTTAAAACCTGTATCTGTAACATCAATACTGTCAGCTACAAAAGTGTTGTTTATTATACTGGAAATATAAAGAGTTCCTAAATTTATAATACCTTCAGTTGCTATTATTTCTTCACCAACAGAACAGACAGTTGCACCAACGGCTATATCATACGCAACCGCAGTACCAGATGTTGTGTATACAGCGTGCATATGATTATTAAAAGCCCTAAGTGTTGGGGTTCCTGTTACCCATCCACATATTGCAGTATTACCCTCTCCACAAGTTATTTCCATTACGTTTCTGGAAAATGATACATCTTCTGTACCACCAAAAATAGCCGCCGCAACAGTGTCGGCATCTAGGTCGGTTATTATTAATTTATTATCATCAAATATAATTAATACATCTGAAGAAGTACCAAATCCAGATGTTGTAATAAGTGCTGTTCCAGAACAATTCATTGTAATGTTACAGTGCCTATATATTAAGGTGGCTCCAGCTGTGTAAAACCCGTGGTATTTTATGTCTGCACCAATACTTCCTGTATGGGTAAGTGTAAAATTACAAAAGTCAAATGTTAAATTTCCACCACCCTCTACATTCGAAGGTTGTAGGCCAGCTGTTGAATAAGCTGTTGTAGTATTAATATTACACCGATACATACTAAGGCTACCGTTAGATGAAATAACAGAAACAGCTGAGGTTGCGGCTGTCATATTGAGTGTTATGTTCGCGACAAAACAACCAGTAAACTCATCACCATCAAGAATATTAGTACTTGCTTGCTGAACTATACAAGCGTTTGGATTGCTATCATATCCTGTAACTATTTGATCATTAGCTGTAAAGTTTATTGTATCAGTATAGGTACCCGGATGTACTAAAAATAGTTCACCACCATCCGTGTGTGCATCAAGGGCCGCTTGGATTGTTGTATAGTTTCCAGATCCAGCACTATCAACTACAATTACATTACCGCTTGATTTACGATAGTTGTCTTCCAGATATTTTTTAAACACCAAATCACCATCGGCAGACAGTGTTGGAAGAGAAGCGGCATTGTAGTATGAACGATTATATAGTTCAATTCTACCAAAAGTATTGTTAGCTGGTGTGGCAACCTTGGTAGATTGGTCTATGTCATATTGTACGGCTAATGCGTGAAAGGTTGTATTTTCCAGTGTTATAGCAGTTCCCGGGGCTAAGTCTGGTGTACCGGGATTATTGTTAGTATAAGCAATCTGAGGTACTACCATATTATCTAAAATATAGCTGTAAGTTTTTACATCCCTTTCGATTTTATGTGTTGATGTAGACATCTTAGAACCCCTTTAAACTATCTTTTATAATATCAACTTCAGTTATTGAATCTTTTATTATTGAGTCATCTACTTCGGCAGTTGCTGTAAATCTAGTAGTAATTTTCTTAGATCCCCTAAGAATATCTCCATAGAAGTCTACTGTATAAGCCTTGTCTTCATCTAGTACATCCTTTATAATATTAACTTCCATTTTATCCTCTTTTCCCCCAAAGGTGTACTCCAGCTATTTTGTCATAATCTACAACCATATTGTTACTTAGTCGCTGAATCTCTGTTTGTTGTATTGAACCCTCCGCTAGGTTTGGCCCATAAGTTATTCCATTGAATGGTCTCACAGCTGGTTCGTTTGTTATTACAAGCTTTTCTCCATTAGGACCGTTAGCCACTTTGTATTGATGAGAGACACCAATGCCATCTTGAACTAGAGATGGTGCTGGAAGGAGTGTATAATACAATCCCCACCTGTCATCATATTCAACGCTTCCTTGTTTTTGATTTATTGAATAGGTCTTTTCAAGAGTACAGACTATAAACAAATCATTGACAACATAAATACATCTTATACCATCCTCTATTGTTTTTATAGATTGATGGTTTACATCATAATATCCCATAGTTCTATTTTCATTTGTATCGCTGTAATAGAGTTCATTTTTATCTGTAACAGCAGATATAATATTTCCCTTATTGTATGCAGAAACATCTGAATAAGGGAGTGGTTTATAAAACCTAGTTCTTAGAGGCCAATTATAGTAATAACCTATTCTTTTATTTTCGTTAACAGTATCAAAAAATGTTCTGTAAGTTGGGTCCATTAAGCCCGGTTGTGCGATTGTAACCTCAACATCATCAAACACAGTAGCTACAGTGCCAGCAACGCTTTTTATAGTCGAAACCGAACCATCATACCAAAATATAAGTTTACCAATATCATCACTGTCAAACTCTTGTGCTGTTGTTACTACTCCTAAAGCACTCTTTGTTGCTGTAAAATAGGTTTCTGCTCCAAAATAAAATAGCTCTACAGCGGTATCTGTAGAACCCTCACCAGTTACTGTGTACTCATTAGCTATTCCATCAAGAGTATATAGTGCATCGTCAATAGTCAAAGTGGTTCCATTACCAACCCTAACCAAGGTATTTCCTACATCTTGAATTTTTAATAAACCTACTTTAGATTCTCCAGCAGAAGTAGTTTCACTCAATACTCCACTAACAATTTTTCCATAGAACATCTTACAAGCCGCAACATCTTCAACCCAAGCAAAAGCGTTTGAGTCACTAAAAATCCTTTTATCTTTTTCGTCACCTTCAGTATCTCTATTGATGTGTGGGAGAATATTTCCAGTTCTATAAACAGGGTAATGTGTTATATCTTTTCTATCTCCGGGATATCTTAAATACTGTACCATGTTTCCACAAGCTGTGGTAACTGTACTATTTGTTATTACACCTTCTGTTAATAAACAATAATCATCGCTTCCAGCAACAGCAGTTAGGGATATTGCTATATCTTTATCTGTGCTATAAATTAAGAGTTTTGGAGTACTACCACCACCACCTAATTTGCACCATATTGTAAATCCCATTTCTTCTGATAAAACTCTATCAATAACTTCTGCAACATCTTGAAGTGTTACAGCTAACGAAAAGTCAAAGTACAAATCTTTAGTATCTCCATCAACAGTAACTCTAAGAAATGGGTCCAATTCTTCATTTGAAAGTGAGGCCCAAGTATTTGCATTTTTAAAGCTATCGTTTATTGGGAACCCAACATAGGTAGAATCCTCAATAGGAGTGGCAGTTTTAATGGCAGTAAAGTCTCTATTTGCTCCATCGGCTATATAATTTGGTTGGTTTGTTACTGGAATAGAGCCCTCATCTTCGCCTAAAAAGAAAAAAGGTGGGGTTTCTACCTCTATTGATGTTCCAAGATTATTTCTATTTACAATGTAGCTACCCTTTATTCGTGCATAAGTATAAGAATAATTGTAAATAGCTGGATCTATAAGTCTTTCTGCGCTTGATATATTTAGTTTTCGTGCTGGAATTGGACCGTTGGCAAGCCAAGCATAAGCTCCATCTGACTCTTTTCCAAGTACATAAATACCACCAGAATTAAATAAGACAATTCTTTCATCAATTTTATAGAAAGAACTTCTAGTATTACTTGGTGTATTGCTCAATAAAACATATTGTTTCCATTCATCTCCAGTAACATCTCTATAATAAACTTCTCTACCTATTAGGAAATATAACACCTCATTATCTCTATCTGAATAAGAGGCGTTAATTGGTCCACGAATAAAACCATCGGTTTCACTGAAAACTGTAACACTATCCTTCTTGACAACTTCAACGACTGTAGTAGATGTTACATCTGTTATAATAAAAACATCTGTATTGGTTTCACTACCAATTTTACAGCCAATCATCCAATCTTCAAACACTTCTGTTGTACAGGTTATACTCGAAACACCCTCCAAAATAGAGAGTGTTAGGGTTAGATCTTCTATAATTCTTGGGAGTTTTCCACCGGGAGCCTCTATGGTACCTTTACGCCCTTTAATTGCATTGGTATGACCTCTTGCATTACTGAGATACGCAACTTGTGTTGGCGATAGGTCGGTGGGCTCCATATCGGAAACCATACCACCTGTAAAGTTCTCCTGTGTACGAACAACTAAACGCTTATCTTGTTGAGGCGAGTGTGGATATGTAGTTTTTCTTTCGCTCATTAGTAGCCTCCTCCGTGTGTATGTCTTACTGTAGTGTGGCCCTCAGAGCTTAAATAACCCTGTATTTTTGGAACTGAATCATTTACAAACTCATCATATACTGGTGATTTCCCGTGGTCAAAGGTTTCTACAAGGCCAATTACTCCGAGCATAATATGACTTATGTGAAATTTTTCTGGGACCTCGAGTTGTATTAATTCAGATGTGATTGGTGTTGGGTATCTGTAACAGGTAACATAGAATTTGTTATTACCTGGGTCTTCATTAAAAGTGATACTAGCAAGAGCTCCATTTAACCCTGTACCCTGTTTTGTGTTCGCATAAACTTGTTGATCTACTCTTTCCATATTGTAATAGATATGGCTGTTTAATGCTTCTCTTGGGTACACGTTACTGACCGTTTGAATATCGGCACCTATAGTGGCCTCAGATAGCACATATTTACGGCCATCCTTTATTATAAGTGTTTCAGTAGAGCCAGTGTATAAACCAGCCGCTACTGTACAGGTAAAGTCACTTCCAGTATATGATGTGTAAGCATAAGTTATTTCAATATCGTTTGCATCACAGACTATAATTGAACCTGTAGCTGGAGTGTTTAAATTGATTGTCTCCGACACTGTAATAGTGTTTAACAGATTGGCCCCACTAAGACTATAATTTGTTTTATAAGTTGTTAGTAGGGGCTCTCTGCCAGTTGTAGAGTCAATATAGTGCATCAACTCTAACGGTTTAGCAAACACCATTTGTTGAATAGCGTCATAAAATTCAGCAAGTTGTAAACGTGTATAACCGTGAATCTTACTTTGTGTTAGAGTTATTAATGCACTTGTTTTCATAATCTATTCCTCTTTAGGTTTATCTTCGGCTTTGACTGTTTTAGCTGTTTTAGCTTTAGTTTTTTTGGCTGGTCTTAAAACTGTTTTCTTTTTAGGTTTAGGGGCCTTTTCCTTTTTACCATCTAAAGCCGCTAGCTCTGCAACAAGTTCCGCTCTTCTTTCCTCTGCATTTTGTTTCTTCTGTCTAGTTTTGCGTATGTAGTTATCCATAGAGTGGTCTATTATTTCTACTTCTGTTTCAAGACCAAGTTCCTCAGCGAGTTTATAGATTTCCTTTTTGATTTTTCTGTCAGCTATAATAACGTGGTTAATTTTTAACTGGCCAGCTAAATATTGTCTATTATTTTCTGTATCGAGCATATAGCCCCAACAACGATTTTTTGTATCTGGGAAAAATTTTATAGCACCGTCTTTAATTATTCTTCCACCAGCTACAGTTCTAAAGGTTGTACCATTTTCCCTACCAGTAATTAAAGCCAAAGACTCACGGCCTCTTAGTGAAACTAAATATTTTGATGGTTTACCATATTTAAGTTCTATAAAACTCTTTCCAAGATCCTCTGCATCATCCATTAGGTCTTCAAGAATTTCTTTTATTTCTGGGTCAATTTTTCTTTTAATTTCCATTTTGTCCTCTTTTATTATAGAGTTTTATTATAAGGTGTGGTGGAACTATTTAGCCCCACCACGGTAAAACTTACCACTTATGCAGATATCGCAGGAGTAGTAAAAGGTAATACTATAGAACCATAGTTCTCTTTTGTAGCGTCAGTCTGACTTCCAGCATCGAGGTCATATTGAACAAGAGAAATACCACCCTCACCAAAGGCACCAGTACCTTTGTCGTGATCGTAGTGTTGGGTCTCAAATTGCATGTGGATAGGAGTTACTTCCCATTCGGCAAGAGCCGCTTTTCCAAGAAGGAAACCAATATCCCAAGCTTTGTTAGAACTAGAATCGTGAACAGCAAAGTTACGAGAATCGTCATCACCGGGGTCAACGTAAGTTGGAGTAATAGCCCAAGAGCCATCAGCACCAGTTACTTCGATTGTAGGGTATCTTTGGTCCTCAATGAGGAGAAGTTTACCAACACGACCGATAACTCCAGTGTATTTCATTTCGTCTTCACTAGAACGAACCATACCAGTATAAATGTCTCCAAGTTGTCCCTTTTCGTTTGTACGAAGTCTGAACATTTGAGTAGAAGGAACAAGAACAACATAAGTTTTCTTGCCACCAACTTCAATAGCTTGGATTTTTAGACGGTTTGGTGCATAATAATCGAGAGCCAATAGATAGTCGAGAGAAATATTTGCAGATGCACCATCAACCGTGTCAGCGGCTAATTCAAGTACGTCAGCAATTTTTTCATCAAAGTCACCTAGGACAGAATCGTATTCTGGTTGATCTACCAAAGATGTATTTGGTACAAACCAGTTTTTGTTCAAGTGTCCAGCTACTGTAGAACCAACTGCGTCAGTAATAACACCACAGTGAGTTTCGAGTAGGGCTTGACGAATACGTTTTCCGTGTAGCTCTTTCATGTAAACAGAGAGTTCTGGTTGTATCATTTCGAATACGCCATATACTCCAAGTTCGTTTGCAACTCTACCATAATTTTCAGAAGCAACAGCTTGTGAATACTCATCATAATAGAATGTTGCATATTTAAGAGTCTGTTTAAGCTCTTTACCAACTGGTGTACCGGGACCGTAGTGAGGTGCTCCAGAAAGTTTCATAAGTAATGGAACAGTGATTGTATGTGTTCCTTTTGCAACGGCATCAAGTTTAAGAAAAATTGCGTTTGGTACAGCAACTTTCTCTCCACTAGATACTACATCGGCTCCAAGATCTTCAAAAATATCGTCTAGTATAGACTCCATTTGAAGTTTCTTTTGAACCATTTTGATTCTCATACCCTCCGCAACTGTAAGTGTTGTTAGGGAATTAGGTGCCAATGTCTTGGTCACGTTTAATGGGTTAATAGCCATTATATTCTACCTTTGTTTTAAAATTTATTGTAATCCTTTCAAGTACGCATCTACTTGATCGAATTTCTTTTTAAGTTCTGGATTCTTGAGATCTCTAGCACTCATATCCAAAATACTATTCATTTCGTCCTCGGTCATATTGTCCGATTCATTACCTTGCGACAGATTCGCACTTGGGATTGATACCGCACTACCTTCTTTATTGCTTAGTTGTTGTTGAATTTTCAAAGATTGATCTTTGGCGACTCCACTCATGACTTCAACATAGTTACTTAATTTATAAGCATCTTCTATTGATTTCTGACGGATCTGTACACCGACCTCATCTACAATCTTATCATATCCACCTGTTATTGAGTTGTATTTAACACCCATCTTAAGGTCAACAATTTCTGATAGTTTTAAGTAATTCTGAGTATCTTCTGGAATCACAATTCCAACACCCTCCATTTTTGTACGCATACCTTTGAAATACTCTGATTCGTTTTTAACAACTCCTCTAAGTGCTTTCTCTACAATTTTCTCATCATCTGTTTTAAGATAATCAGTAATTCGTGTGCGTAATGCAGTGTGTTCGTCATATTTTTCCTTTGTGCTTTTTGCTAATTTGAGATGTGCTTTACTATCTCCCTCAGTGAATTTATCAATTGAGTCAAACATTTTAGTTTGATAATCAGCATCAGCTTTTACTCTAGCTTCCCTATCTTTTTCCTCATCTTTTAATTTATTATCATCATCAATTTTATCAAGTCTAGCAACAAGAGCCGCTAGTGCATCTGGAGTAATATCCTTAAGTCCAGCTACAGTGTTTTTCATTTCTTGGATTTCAGTTCTATTATTTTTACTATAATTACTAGCAAACTCGTCGTCTGTTTCATCCTCTTTAAGTCTTGGTGTACTTGCAACAGGAGGTACTGGTGCCTTTCTTAACTCATCCATTTCTCTTTTATGCGTAGCATTTAATTCAGCAATTTTTGTATCTAACGCAGTACCATTATTAGCAATCTGTTCCTCTAACAGTCTATTCTTTTCTTTTTCACCATTAAGCATTTCCATATAAAGATTATCTGGGTCAGCTGTAGGAGTATTATCCTCGACAGGTGGAACTACAGGAGGTACTGGTGGAACAGGTGGAGTCACAGGTACCACGGGAGGCACAGGAGCTACTGGTTCTGTTACTGGTGGCACATCTGTAGGGGGTACTGGTGCAACGGGCTCTGTAGGTTGTTCTACTGGAGCTACATCCACATATTCTACTTCGTTTCTCATAACTAGATCCATTACTTCTGGATCGCCTTTTTCAATTCCGTCATTTACCTGTTGTTCAGTCATTTGTTTCATTTTGTTTCTCCATTTATTATTGGATTTTATTATTTTTTATACTGCTTGTGGTACTTGTTGTTGTGGTTGTGATTGTTCGCCTCCGCCTCCTTCTGGTGGCTGTGTTGCATTAGGGTCCTGTGTTTGTGGTGGTTGTTGCATTGCCGCATCTATTTGAAATTGCTCAAACTCAAGTTTTTTAAGCTCTGTTGTTGCTCTCATTGTAGCTAATCTAAGTTCTAAATCATTTGCAATTTCTAAGAATTTTCTATCTTTATCAGATACAACAAGTGTGTTCATTATATTTTTAGAAATAGTTGCTCTATAAAGTTGTTGTTCTACCGGGATTCTGGCTAGTAGCTCAGAGTTAATTGCTCTATCAGTAGTTCTAACAGTAATACCTGTAGGAGACTGAGTGACAACTACTTTGTGTCTTGGCATATTTCTTAGCTCTGCACCAGCTTCTATATCTGCATTTAGAGTAATTGTTTCTTTCTCATTACCCTCTAAGCCAAATGAAGATCTAAATTCTCTAACAGCACCAGTATATTGAGTTTGAGCCAATAGCATATAAGCTTCACCCTTATCGTTCCAATGTTGCTCTAAACTTTTAATTAGAGTTGTTAAAGCGATTTCAGCCTGTACTTGTCTTCTTGCAAAGAAAATTCCATTATCCTCAGAACCGGAACTTTCACCTTCAAGTGTACTATCAACTTTAGAAATTTTGTTGAGGTAGTCTACCATTCTCTCTATCTCTTTATAAATTTCACCAGAGTATTGAGTTTTTTCAACTTGCTGTACAAATTTTCTTCCAGACTGTAAAGCTCCAGAAGCGGTTATAAATGTTGCATTTGGTTTGTCTATTTCATTTACTATTTGATTAAGTTTAGAATCATCTCCATCAACAATGGATGGGTCTAGGAATCTTGCGCCGTGAGATGAATTAGCAATCATATGGTCAGAAAGGGATTCTCTTTTATTAAGCGATTGTTGAGCATCAATAAGTAAGTCAACAATTCCAGAATTTACACCATTAATTCTAGCGGCACTCCAAGGAAAGAACGGTAACCTACCAATTTGAATCTCTGCCTTACGATCTTCAAGGAAGTGTTCGGTATCTAGTTGTGAACAACTTGTAGAAATGCGATATTCTTTTTCCATTGTTCTGTGTTCAAATATTTCTCCCTCTCCTTGGGATTTTAAATATTCGATCATTTCATTTTTTTGCTCTTGTGGAACATCTGGAATATCTATTTTACCATTTTCACCGATCCAAGATGTTACTTTTTTAGGAGTCTCAACAATATAGTGTCTCTCAACTAATCTATACTGGCTACCATATGCTTTTTCTAAATTATAATGTAGCATTGATTCAGAGGAAGTATCATCCTTGTAATCCATACCAGATAATGCTTGTTGTAGAATTAAATTATCTATCTGAGCTGATTTATGTGCATATATTTTTTTGATTTCTTCCGGTGTAAGATATGCAACTTTCCATACATTTTTAAGGTCCTCGCTTTTGTGTGATTTCCAATGTGGGTCAAGTATAATATGACCGGGCATACAGCGTCTAAATGCTATGTTTCCAAGAACATTGTACTTATCGCTTATATACATCTCTTCTATGCCTGTATGGACCAAACCGTCAATAACTGTCTGTAAGTGTTCTGAGTCCCAATCCATCATCTCTTTGTCGGAATAGAAAAGTCCTTTAAGAAATCTAGTTACATTAGAATCTTCACCATCAACAGGAATATAATCTACATCAAAGTTATTTTTAATAATCGAACCAGCGAGATTTTCAACCTTACCACGAACAATATTATATTGAGCGATATGTCTATTTGCTTTTTGTAACTCAGCAACAGCTAAAGCTTGCCATTGTCCGTGATTAAACCCCGAATACATAGCCCAATTCTGTTCCATGCTCGCACGTTCCTTTTGAGAGTGAGCGACAGCTTTGTCATACTCACTTTCTTGGAAACGAACTTTATTAATTTGTAAGAGTGGGTTACTCATCTTCAATGATTCTCTCTTTCCGTATAAAGTCAATACGTTTGTTTTTTGTATTGAGTTTCGTAATTATTAACATTCCATTTTCATCTATTTTAACTTTAGAAAATCCATGTATAGAACAACGACATATGTGTGTTTCATTAGAATTTTCTTCTATACCACCAATTATATTACCACAACTTTCATACTCTATACCACGAATTTGGTGTGGTCTATCACAAGGACATCTTATTTCTATGAATTTCATTTAATCACCTCCATAATATAATCTAATCTAATTCTTTTGTCAACACCTTGCTTATATTCCCATCCAACTAGCATTTGGGTCACTTGTTATAGGAGTCGTTTCTGTTTGATAATGTGATACCCTTTTTGTTGTTTTAATTTTATTTGTTTTGACTAAATCTGAAACTATATGAGTAACAGCATAGCAGAGTCCAAATTTCTCTTTAAGTTCGCCTTTACTTCTATTTGCTGTCCATCTCCTAAAGAGACTAAATGTATCATAACATTCTTTAGCAATAACTAGATCTTTATTTTCAGCTAATCTTGATAAGTGGTTAATAGCGCCTATCTCATTATATCCATACTGTTCCCGAATATATACACCGCTCTTAGCAAATTCAAGTGCTAAGTCATCTTCCTTTATATTGAACATTGCACTGTTACCAATTATTTTCTTATACGGTCCATTATTTTGTAGAAAATATGTAGCCTCTATTGTATCTCCAATAAATTCATCATATATCCTTAATTTTCCACCAAACCAAGTTGACAAAACAACTGACATCTCTTGGCTAGGAGAACAATAAACAGCACAATATTTTTCACCACCACGAAGGTATCTTGATTCATATGTGTGTGTTTGGGTATCAGCTGGATTAAATGGTTTTACATAACATCTTTCATTGTCTTTATCAGAGAACAACATAACAATTACATCAGCTCTATCTGGTGATGCACCATACTCTTTTTTATATATTTTTTTAGATTCAATCGCGATACGTGTTCTAGCATCATACTCGAAACGTCTTGTGGATAATTCGCCAGACATAAAGCGATCGTTTGGTAAGTGAATCTCGCCTAATCTATCCTTAACGGCTTTCCACATAATTGAACACTCATCGTGGCAGAACTCATCTCCAGCTCCACCAAAGTCACAGGGAATTACCTCAATGTTATGTTCTGTATCTAACTCTAGGAAGTCAGCCGCATAGCCACCAACACCCGTTATATCAACCTTTACTCTAATTGTACCTTGAAACCCGGTCTTAACTCTTGTAGCGTCTACAACGTCAAATACCATCTGTACCGCTTCTGGTCCAGTGGTTTGTCCTTTAGTGTATAAATCCTCTTTCCATCCATCATCTGATTCTGAAATCAATCCAAGTTCCTGTGCAGAAAAAACCCAGTTTCCTTGTCGAGAAGCACAACAGGTTGTATCAACACCTTTACGTGCAAAGTCAATAGCAACCTCTACAGCACCCTCTGTTAGTTGCGGTGATGGTATTAGTTTACCATACCTATCAACTAATCTTCCACGCTGTACGGCATCATTTACAGCTTCAATGCCAAGATAGGCATCTGGATCACCAGATGGAAATTCTCCAAGAACGTGTATTTTATACATATCATGTACGTGGCCGTTAGTTACATACATTTCTTTCCATTCGGCAAGTTCACCCTTATCTACAACTGGAGACTCTTCTGCATTAAGCGTTATACAGTTCCAATGTCGTTTATTTCTATGGTGTGAATCGTAGAAAAAACCAGAAGTTCTAGAGGGGTTTCCCATTAAAACCATTTTGTTGTTTAAACTTGTCATTGAACCTTTAATTACTTTATAAATATTATCATCAATACCGGGTGCTTCATCCATCATAATAAGTAAGTGTAGTCCGTGTAAACCCTGTGCAGATTCTTCTCTTGAAGCGGTTCTTGGTTCTGCAAAGTTATTTTTTGGATCTTCTAATAAATATAATCTTTTTGCTGTATGTACAAAATATGGTTCCAGTTGAGAACCACTTAGCCATTTAGCAACCTCTGGCCATAGTACAGACTGAAGTTGTGGAAAGGTAGGAGCTGTAGCAACAACCCTTGCCATTTCAAACATAGAACACCACCACATTGTAAGCCAGGCAAGGTCACAAGTTTTACCTACACCACGACCAGCTTTTACCGATGTTCTTCTATTGTTCGCTACTGATTCAAGAACCAGTAATTGTTGATCTGTAATTGTTGCACTACCACCGAGATATGAGGCTCTACCAGCAAGTACATAATCTTCTATAAAGTCTGCGGCATGTCCCATATAATATTCCCATTGTATGGGAGAAATAATTTCGGATAAGTGTGGAACAATTACAGACATTTTATTCTCTTTCGTTAAGTTGTTCTAGAATTTCGCCCATATTAGAATTGATCAAGTTTGAGAGTTCATCAATATCAACATCATATCCATAATACTCATTAAGGTATTGATAAATTTCTTCTGCTAATTGATCTGTTGCTGTTTGTCTGTTTGTACTAGACATCTTGCTCTCCCTTGTAAATATCGAAAAAACCTAATTGCTCATCAAATAGGTCCTCCATTTTAATATCACCATCTGCAAATATTGCTGGATATGCAATCTTTTCTGCCGTTAAAACATAGAATAGTGTCGCATTAAAATCACCAGTGTTTATTTGTTCTGTCATAGTTGCTAGTGTTCGTTTATTTTCAACATCTGCTACAAAATTTTTAAGTAGTTTTGACTGAAACTTTACCGCCGCTCCATCTTCACCAAAAACCCAATTTCTTTTTACAGAACTTATCCTATGTTCAACGGTCGAATATGGCACAAGTTTGAAACCGTGGTCATAGTAGAAAACAAAATCAACTCCGTGAAGATCTATGTTAAATCCTATTCTAGGTGTTATTTCTTTTTTTAAAACAGGACCATATTCTTTGATCCTGTCAAATATTGTATTAAACTTAACTGGATTAATAATAACAATATCTAGAGGCATTAATTTAGATTTGTTAAATATCATCTGTTCCATCCTTTAGTTTAAATTCTATTACTTCTGTTTCTTTCTCTTCAAGTATTTCGTCCTCAAGTGGCTCAACTTTCTCACCTCTTATTTTTGCCTGTCTACGCTCCCAAATCCTTGCAGATAATTTTCTATGACCTTCAGCATCGTTGTTATCAATTTTTTCATCAAACATACCAAGAATTTTGCCTATCGCAATTGCCGCCGATAAAGCTGAACTTGGATGTGCGCTTTTTTGATTAACAGCAATATCTTTTAAAATATCCGTAACAAATTTTGAGTCAATAGGAGTATCAGCTTTTCTATCAAGTAATATACTCTCTATCCTTTTAGTAATACGATCTTTTTTAAGAAGCTGATTAGCTAAGTATCTAGCCTTTGCATCGGTGTAATCATTATCTTTCCAAAATTTTCTATAAGCATTAAGTAGTTCGTCGCCAGCTAAAATTTGCTGAATAAAGCCCTCTTCCTGTTCGGAAATCTCAACGGTTCTAGGCTTTCTTTTTTTTGGTCTTCCCATTGTCGATCTCGATTCTTCTTTTAGCCTTTTCGTAAGCTTTTTTCTCAAGTATAATTACATCTCTGGAACCCCACCTAAGAGCGGCATCTTCCTTTGATACACAACTAAAAGGACCTACAGCACCACATTTACAAACAACAGCATACATATTGCCTCCAGAGCCATCAGCAAAGGTTTTAATACCTAAGTCTCTTACGCTTTTTTGGTCTTTGTGTTCAAATGGGCACTCTTTAACAATAATTCTTTTTTCGTTCATAGTTCATCCTCTGTTCCAAATGGGTCTTCAACCATTAGCTCCAAGTACTCTGCATAGTCTTTGTATGAGAGTCCAGACTCTAAAAAGTCAATATAATCAGTAGCCTCCATAACACAGTCTTCCACTAAAACGTGTGTTGCAATACCCCTATAACACATTTCTTCTGCATCAAGATAATAGTCATCACCATGTATCATAGTGTCACACTCTTCCTGTGTAAAGAAACCCGGTACAACAAGGTTTTCATAATCCATTTTTGGAAAATATTTATCGTTAAATTCTTGGTTTGCTTTTAGCTCTTGGCCTTTTCCGTAAAGTCCAGCACTGTAATAATGAAACATAAGCGTTGATAGATGTTTTGCTATTCGAATATCTCCAGTACAAAAGATGTATGAGCCCATAGAAGCACCGCTAGGATCAAGTTCTATTTCGACCTTACCAGCAAACGACTCTTTGAAAACAGAAACTAATCTTAAACCCTCACTTACAGAACCACCGGGCGAGTCAATAAAAACTTTTAGTTTGTCTTCTGGTTCTGCCCGTCTTAACTCATGTATTATTTCTACATCGTCATTATATTCACTACAAAATAAACTAAGATAGAGAGTATATTGTTTGTATGGTTTAGAAGGTACAGAAATAATATCTCTACCAAGTAATTCCATAACTTCATCTGGCACCTGTAGCTGAACTATTTCACCCTCTACAT